AGCTCCTATTCTTACGTATTTAACATAATCAGAAGGTAGTGTAACTGTATTTTTTGAGTCTAAAGAAAGTTCTGTAGCTTTTATTTGTCTTACTGTGTCAAAATTTAATTCTTTTAAACCCTTTAATCCAAGATTAAAATATCTTAAATATTCATGTTCGCTTGACTTTCCTTCTTCTACAAGAAGGCTTTGTATTACTTCATCTAATGTTATAACTTGAGCTTCTGTCATTTTATCCTATATTATCATTTACTAAATCCTCTTTAGCTTTTTTCATTAAACCAAACAGATTTACTGTGTTAACTATTATTTCTTTTTCAAAATCAGCTGGAACAGGATACTCGTCATCAGGACCAATACCTCTAGAAGAAGCTATATAATGAACCTCTAAGCTAGTAGTAAATTGATTGTTTTTATACATATAAATTCTATTTGCTTCTACATAATAAAATTCTCTACCACTCATAACAGCAGATTTGTGAAAAAGGTTATTGTGATGACCCCCACTTGGCATTCTTGTTAATATTCTTCTTTTTTTAAATTTACTAAACATAGCTGGTTGAATTTCAGCGATTTCAGTTAATGAAGCTGATAGGTCTCCTGGCGCTGAAACAAATATAGTAAAACCTCCTGAATCTCCCATTTCCTCAAATGTTATTGTGTCAGAACCTGGGGTACATGTTACAGATATATTATTTTTCATAGCAATTTCGTAAGAAAATTTGTCTACAAAATTTTTAGCAACTTCAAAAACAGAAACCGCTCCATAATCTTCATCAGTATAATCTAATGTGTAAATGTCGCTATTTATTTGCACCTCTAATTGAGAATCAGAAATGTTAGTTTGGCTAAATGTATTTGCATCAGTAACAGTATATGTAAATCCATGAGAAGAGTCTCCGCTTTCTTTTCCGTTTATCTTAAAATCTGAAAAGGTAAAAGTATACAAACCTTTAAAGCTAAAAACCCCATATCCATCAAAGGTTGTTTGTAAATTGTTATTTAAGCTAAATCTTTTTAAAAAATCTTTAAAATCAGAACTAGATTTTATAGCCTCTGTTAAATTTATAGTATTATATAATTGAACATCAAAGTTTTTAGTGTTTATTTTTAATTTTATTTTATGGTCAATGCTACCATCATTAAATGTAAAAGATATATTATAAATAGAATCTAAAACCTGAGGACCGTCTGAAAAAATTACAGTAGCAAATTCAGCGGTAGTGTTTGGGGCAGAAACACCTGCCGTTATTGTAATTGATGTTTTTTGTTTTGTGTAATTTTTACTTAAAGCCTCTACTCTGTAAACACCCATATCATTAGGAAGGTTTATAGGCATGCTTTTTAGTCTAGCAACTGAGTTATCAACCACATCTATAAACTCTCTTGTTAAAAAGTCACCAGTAATTTCTAATTCAGCTGTATTAGTTGTAGTGCTTTTTGCATAGATTCTATTCATTATCTCTCTCTTGATAATAGCGTCTCTCTCTTGGTCTACAAGAGCCATCACCTCTCTTATGTCTATTGAAGAATCATCTGAAATATTTCCTCCCTGGACTACTCTAAGTATTTGTTCTGCTAATTTCTTTTTTGTTGCCATTATGAAATTTCTTTATCTTTTGTTTTTACGTCTCCGTATTGACTTACAGCTGTTTCTCTTAAGTTTATTCCTATATAAGATAACATTCTTTGAGCTATCTCATTATGAGTGTGTTCTGGTAACAATAAATTTTGAGTTTGAGATGTAGATTCAAACACAGTCATTCCGTTAACAACAGTAAATGTCCAGTTAGGAGCAGAGTTTGTGTTTGGGTTTTTTATATATGTACACTCAACATTACCTGTAGAAATTTCAAAATCAGATGATGTAAATATTTCAAATCCATCATCTATCATAGCAGCCACAGGACTTTGTGATGTAGGGCTTAATAAAGCACTATTTAATCTAGACCTTAACTGGTCTTGAGTTAGTATCTCAACACTATTACCTTCGTATTCTAATTTTAAAAAATATAACATATCAGAAGGATAAGACCAAGCACCATTATTTGCTGAAGAAAAAGATAAATCAGCTCTTTCTACAACAGTTCTTATATCATCCATAGCTGAATGAGTCTGAGAATAACCACCAGTAGCTGGGTTTCCAGACAAAGTATACTTCCCGTATCTATCCTGTATAATATCAAGTTGAGCACGTCCTGCTAATAAATTAAACTCAGAAGGTTTTATAAAACCTCTTTGCTCTTTGTTAGCCATAAACTGAACCCATTGATACAATTCGTTTATTGTCATATTGTTAATTTTAAACAAATATAACAAAAAAAAAGGAGGTCGCAAACGAACCTCCTCTTTTATTAGGGTAATACCGATTATCCCTCTAAGCGTTCTAGTTGAAGTTTTATGTGCTCCAACACAGATTCACCCTTGCCAGCCATGCAATATTCAGCCATGTGGTCAATAGCTTTTACACCTAGTGGGACGTGAGTTATAACAGGTCTCTGGTCTCCCTTTACCCATGATACGCTAGATTTACTTAAACTAATAATTCTATATTCATTAGCTTTTAATAAAATTTCTTTTAACTCTGTTTTAGGGTCATTCATGCCACCCATAAAACCGTGTGGGTCCTTTTGGGCCAACATCTTCATATCATATCTTATTTCATCAGTTGATTTGTTTGTATTCACACCTAAAACTTTAGCGTAACCAATTAATTTTTCAAGAGGCATTTCTAAAGATGACCTTACAGCATCAAGCTCTACCATCATTTTATCAATGTTCTTTTTAGCTTTTTCTTCACTATTAAGTAATTTAAAAGCAGCCCCAGAATTTGTACTTCTATTAGGATTACTGTAATTAGCATTACACATGTCTAAATACTTTCTTAAAGTAGGGTTGGTTTTATCTACCATTAAAAACCCATTACTAAAAGTTATTGGAGATTTTACTTTTGCATCATCTTTTTGTTCATCTTCAAATATAGAAACCTCTCCAGGTATATATCTAATTTTTCTATTTATATCTTTCTCTGGGTCATAAATAATATCCTCAGCCTTTACCATATAAACAACTGGATATATTATTTTACCTCTACTATCCTTACCACCATTTTTCATTAACTGATACATAGCTGGTTTAGATTCTTTTTTTCTAGATATATTAAGGTTTTGTATGCCGTGAGTATTTGTTTTTTTCGGCTTATCTGCTACGGGGTTTACAACTGTCTTTATCGACATTGGCTCCGCAGTCTTTGTTGTAGTATTCTTTTCTTTTGTCATTATATTAAAAATTAAATTAAATTAAAATTAAAACATTTTGGAGGAGGATAAACTCCCCCTCCTTAATGTGTTCTTTATTCTGCCTGTATATCATTTCAAGACAGTTGGTGTTTACTTATTAAGCAGCACCTGAGATTCCAATAGAAGCCACTGTAGCAGATATAGGTAAAGCCTCAACATCAATAAAACCAATGTGGTTTTTTGGAGTTAAATTAATTGCTTTAGCTAATTCTTCTAAAAACGCTTTTGCCTCTCCTGAAGTTACTGTAATAACAGCTTTTGCTTGTTCGTCATTAGCAGTTTCATCTGTAGGGTCAGCTAAAAGAGTTTGATAAAAGATTTCTATAGAAGTAGCACTTGCTCCATCAATAGCCATAATTGATTTAACAGGCAACATCATATAATCACTTGCTGAAACCTCTAAGTATAAAAATTTTTCCATTTTATATAAAGTTTATAAGGTTAATAATTAAGATTTCTTGATTAACATGTAACGATTCGCAGCAAACCCTTCAAAACCTCTCTCAGTTCTATAGTGAGATTTAAGTCTATCCATTGTTTCTGTTTTATTCTGTAGAATCGCAGAACCTGTTAACCAGTGCTCCATCTCTCTTGAATAACCGTTAGCAGCTTTATAACGCATTCTTAATGAAGGAATTTTATCTCCACTCTTAGCGTCTTTCTGCATATCCATAGGAATACAAATACCGTATCCTGGATAATGAGAACCTGTCATAGCAGTTAACTTAGGGTGATTTAACAAATCATAAGTTTTCTTATGGAATGTATATCCACCTCTTGAGAATGAATTAAATCCTAGATTTAACGCCATATCTTTACTGTTTTGGAAAGTACCATAGTTAGCACCACCAGCAGCATAAGCACCTTGAGAAGCTAATAAATCATCAATATCTAGAGACAAATTAATACCTGCATATATACAGTATTCTTTTGCACCTCTATATTTATCTAATGATTTTACCATCGCATCAAAGTCAGCCATAGTGATTGAAGATGAACCTAAATCCATTGACTGTCCCTTATTTTCTACAAAGTCAAATAAACCTTCTGTAGTTCTAAGAGTTTCTAATGATTGAGATACACCGTCAATAGTAGCTGAAACAGAAGAGTTTTGTAGAGCAGTTGTGTTAGTTATTTTCTTACCTAAGATAAGTTGTAACTCACAGTAGTCTAAAAATCTTTTGTATGTATCAGCTTCACCTTTTAAGTACCAAAGGTATCCTGAGCCCATTTTTTCATTATCAACTTTTACGTAAACAACGTTTGTAGCTTCAGAACCTGAAACTTCAAATGAATCTTTAAGAATCATTACATTGTTTTTGTATTCGTGTAATAAAGGCATAACTGATTCAGGTTGTCCAGATTTTTCTGGATAAGCGTTACCAATAATACTAATTACATAATCAGTGTTAACCGCCTTATCATATCCCCAAGTAGTTAAAGGAATCATTGTAGCAGTTTCAGTACCTTGAGCACCTCTTACTGTTACGTATGCCATATCTCCATCAGCAAACAAAACAATATCACCAACTCTTAATGGGTGATGATTTGAAAAGTCGTTTGTGTCTGTATTAGTGATTTCATCCACATCTATAGCGTCTGTACCACCTGCTGAAGCACCTGCGTTACCACCTGAAGCTACGACTTGAACTGTTAAGTCATTATGACGAAAAGCCTCTTCGTAGTGTTCAAAGTTTGTTTGAGAAACTGGAGCTTTTGACCCCATTAACTCTAGAAGACCTGTAATACCTTGGTCTCCATATCTTTTAATTAATTTTTCTGATACGTCTCTTTTATGTAACTCACCTGATGCTGCTGTAATCGAACTAACGTAATTTTCTGTAGTCGCTTGCATAACCGAGGTAGGCTGAAGGACCATACCAGAAGCTAAATTTACTGTTGCCATTTTTTAAATTTTTAAGTTATTATTATTTTAATTAATCGTCTCCAAATATTTTATCCTGAATCTGCTCCATAATAGACTTTTTCTCAACAGTTGGCCTCTTTTGTTCTACGTTATAGGATGGGTTTTTAATTTCAGTTATGACCTGTTCGGTACCCTTTGACCTGTATTGATTTGCTACACTTCTAATAATTTCATCAAAATTATCTCGTATAAACATATCTAGGTTTAGTTTATCGTAGTCCCAATTGCCAGTTTCTGTATCAATATATCTATCAAAATACTTATCAAGATTGCTGTTTTGGTTTTTAATCTGCTTCTTATGTTCAGAAGTTAGCTTAAAATCAAACTGCTCTCCTGTATCGTTTATTGCGAAAGACACAGAATCAAGGTCTTCAACTTGTTCGTCCATATCAGTAAGCCAGTCACTTCTTAATTTATTTGCTTCTTCTTGAGTCATGCCTGTCTCTTCATCAGGTACTGGCATTTTGTAAGATTCTTGCAAATCCATCATTTCTTTCCTAGCCGCTTTTACGTCCTTCTTAAGCTGAATTTTACCAAGCGCAACGTCATCTTCAGAAAACTTATCTTTGTTCGTCTTGTAGGTAGAGTTGTAATATAAATCAATTTCTTTTTCGTTTAATTCAGGATTATTTAATCTTAAATATTCCTTCATTAAAACAGCATCTTCCATTTCTTTATAGTCAACTTCCTGTGTTCTAAGATAGTCAGAAACACTTCTACCTGTTTTTTGAACAAACTCGTTCATTTTTTCTAACTGTTCGTTAGCAAATTTAACTCCTTTGTTATCTAGTGCCTCATCAAAATCCGATAAAGTGTTAAATTCAGTACCAAACTCCTCGTTAAGTACCTCTAATAACTCTTCATCACTAACTGGTTCTGTAGGTTCTTCCGAACTTTCAGACTCACTTTCTGATTCAGCCTCAGGTTCAGATTTAACTGTTTCCTCAGGTTGTTGCTCTTGTTCTTGAGCGGATTCATTATTTAAAGAACTTTCTTTTTCGATAGCTGGTTCAGTTTCTTGTTGAGCTGGTTCGGGATTTTGTTCAACATTAGTTGTGTTTTCTGTGTTAGCAGAAAGGTCAACAACGTTGGACTTTTGCTCTTCTGAACTGCCACCAGGAACGATTTCGCCTCCGAAACCTTCCGTTATGATATCCCCAATATCATCTTTTACCATAATAAATTAAATTAAATTAAACTTCTATTTTTTGCAAATATATAAAATATTTATATATATCTGTAAATTTTATAAAATTATTTTACCCCGAAATAGGAGTTTCTTTATCCATATCTTCCATTTCACCAGGGTCTCCTCCCATTAAAAAGGAACCAGGTATTTGCGGTCTCATTTCTTCACCTTCACCCATAGCCGCTCTTCTTCCACTATACATAGAGTCTTTATCCCTGCCAGAGCCTATTACACCACCCTGTCCTTTTCTTTGCTCAATCATTTTTGATTGAAACTGAGCGCTAGACTCAATAGATTTTTGTCTAGCCTCACCCATTACTTCATTAGCATCAACTTTACCTTCATTTGCTAAAGACATTTGTTCCATTTTAAATTGGTGCATTTGCTTCTCAAAATCTGCTTTTAACTTATATTCTAGCTTTAACAATTCTTGTTCTGATTGTAATTTAGCTTTCATTTTAACTTGTTCTAATTGAGCCTTAACTTGCTCTTCTTGTTGCCTTCCTTGTGAAGCCGCCATAGTAGCTTGTTGTTGCTGTTGAGCTTGCATTTGTGAGTTCTTTTGAGCTTGTTGCATCATTTCTTCTTGATATTTCTTTCTTCTAAGAATTAACATTTGATTAGCCAACTTAACATTCTTAAGACCTCTTATTAAAATAGCATCTTCTATTCTAAGTTCTTTTTGAGATATAGACATCTGAATGTTTTGCTCTAGTATTTGTTTTTCTTGCTCATCTGGAGCAACCTCAAGAGTTATACCAAAATCATAAATAGATAAATCCTTACCTTTTTTTAATTTTTGCATCGTATTATCTCCTAATGCAGAGGTATATCCTTTTAATGGTTTTTTGTAGTGAAATAAATCTTGCAGCCTCATAGAAACACATTCTCCTAAAGATTTTACTATATTTAAGTAGCCTTCATTTATTTGTCTAGTAGCGTTATTAGAGGCTAATAATTGTAGTTTTTGTATACCTACTAAAGCTTCACTTGATGGCTTTGCACCCTCTCTAACTTCGTTTATACCCGTTACATCTCTGATTAACTGCAAGTTGTGATTATAAACTTGTATTAATTGCATCATCTCTCTACCTATTCCATTTTCTAATTCTTGTATAGGCATAGTAGATGTCTGCATACCATCATCATCTAATCTTCTATAATATATGTTACCTGTTTGGTCATATATCTCTTGTAACTCTAAAGGAGTAAATGTTCCTCCATCTCCTTTTGACACATTCTCTAAAGCTCCTATTTCAAAAGCAGCACCCTTTGGTCTAGCTTTTGCTAACACATGCTGTAGTTTTAAATGAGCTAATTGTATCTGGTCTGCAAAAGGTATCATTCTTTGACACAAAGAAACCACCTTCATATCTCTTATATTAGGAGCGTATATCATATAAGACAGTTTTGTTTCTGCTAAATTTGATTTAGGTCTCATCATATTTTTAGCTAAGCCATAATCAAATATATAATCTGTTCCTACTATATATTTTCCAGAATAAACCATCTTAACTGTACTGTTTACTTTTTCTCTTTTTGTTTTAGATTTTTTAGATGGTTCATAACTTGACTTTCTTTTTCTTACAGAATAACCACCAAAAACATTGTGTTTCTTTTCGTAATTTACATCATAAGTTGAGATAAACTCTGCGTCAAGTATTTGTACTGAAAATCTATCGTATTCTTGACCGTACATTCCCGTAGCACTAAAACCTTGAAACTCTGTGTTTTTAGGCTTTTTACCATAACTTTCTGCTATCTCTTCATACTGCTCTTCAGTAAACTGGTCGCCTGCCATTCTTTTTAATTCACCTATAGTTACAGAATATATCTCTCCTACATGTTTTATATCTTTAAAGTCTGGAGAAGTTGTATAAGAAGTTATTAAATTTTCTGGGTCTACATATTTTACTTTAACACCAGTAGAAGGGTCTATATAAGTTTTTAATGCAGCTTGACCAACCACAACTAAGTCCCTTATTATTCTTTTTCTAGTTTCTTTAAAATCGTTCAAATTTAAAACAAACTCTATTCCTTGCTCTAAAGCTATTTCATGCGCTTGCTTATAATTAAGATTCATATAAAGATTTAACTCATCTTCGTTTTCAGGAGTAAATCCTTTAGCTGAAAAATCACCTCCCATTATCTCACCAGCTCTTTTCATGTGGTCCTTATTCATCATATTAACACGATAACTAGACTCATCTTTTTGCTTTTTATCTTCAGATACAGGGTCAATAGCACTAGCTTTTATCTCATACTCTTGATTAATCATCTCTCCACATATAACATCAACAAACTTAGGAATAATAGAAACTGGAGTCCAGTCTATATTCATATAAGAACTATCTCCTTGTACATCTAATAAATCTTTATATTTTGCTATACCTTGATTACCTTCAGCGTATTGCCTACACATATTATATGTTTTTCTTTTATCGGCATAGTTATAGTGACTGCTTTTATCCCAGTCAGAATACATTTTCTTAAAATATTGTAAACCATATTCTGGTTTTAATTTTTCTTCATTAGAGACAAATGGGCTAGGGTACCCGCCTATAGTTTTGAACTCAGAGTTATTGTCTAGTATTTTCATTTAATTCTTTTTGATGTTAACCCTCTATTGCTAAATCTTTTTATAAAAGTCAAAGGTACAACTTTTATTTCTTTTTTTAATACGTGTTTTTGAGATGCTAATAAAGCTAAACTAGAAGCTACCGTAGCATCATATTTTGTTCTATTATCTGGCTCAAATCTACTCCAGTCATCTAATAGTCTATTAAAATAACACCTTCCCATATCTCCTGTCTCTGGGTTTAAGCCCACATAATCATACACATAAGAAGCAACAGCTTCTGTTTGCGCATTCAATACAGCAACACCCGTACTAGGTATACCTTTAGCTTGCTGCTTTCTACTTGAGTCTGTGTGAGTAGATTCTGGTCTTTCCATTAAATACTCTCCATACCCTCTTCTCTCAAAATATTTTATTATACCTATCTTGTTGTTTTCTACTAACAAAGAACAACCATAATAAACACATGTTTTAACCATATCCTCATAAAACATTTCTGCTTTAGGAGGCCTAGCTATATATTCACAAACAAAGACGTTTGAAAAATCATCCATCATTGTGAATTTTTTATATACATAACAAGCTGCATCTGACCTTCTACCATCTGTTGTTGTATCATGGTCGTAAGGGTCACAACCAGCAACTAGCTCTATATCATTACCAGGAAACTTTCTAGTCCCCTTTATTTTTATATTATTTCTTCTTTCATCTGGTGGCAACCAAGCCATCTCCCATTTACCTTTAGCGTTAGGTATCCATTTAACCTCTGTATCTTGAACACCTTTGCTCCAAACAAAATCACCTTTAACAGTCATGTTTTCTGCAACCTCATTATAATCCATTTGTTGATATATCCTTTCAACATCAAATGGACTATGTAAAGAATCATTTCTAAAAGCTTCCTCTACTGTAAAAGGTCTCTGTCTTTTTTCTTCAGAAAGTTTAGTTGTATTACCTTTATAAGCCTCTCTAATATTCTGAAGATATTCT